ACTGTTGCTGTCAAATGTAACACACATTGTTTCAGCAAAACCATCGTTGTTTTCGTCAATATATGAGACAATTGAAGGATCAGTAATTTCATTGTCATCCTTGTCGTATAACTTAATGCCTGACGCCACATCATTTCCAACTAAGTCGTGGAATTTGTATGTTATATCTCTACCTACGATTAATTTAGGATCAGGTATTTTATAATCGTGATATACACCATCAATATAAAGTTCTTCTACATTCATTCTATCATGTGCATTTACAGTAACCAAAAATTCATTGCTTGTTCTCCAACTACTATATCCAATATCAAATGTTAACGGCGCCAATGGATTTTCAACAAGTGCCTGTATTTCAGTCTTTGAGCCCAATGGCCTGAATGATGGTATATAATTATTTTTAGTCGTACTTCTTTGGATATAACTATAGTAACCAGGAATTTCTCGGCGAGAGCCAATTGATTGCTCTCGACTGGTTATTACAGTGTATGTATATCGCTGTGCTTGCAGTTCATTTGAAAATACAATTTCTGCTGATATTCCATTGTCTCTATATTCCACTGGAAATCCCAATTCAGGATCTGGTGTACCAGTTGCTTCTTTGTATGCAAATACTTTACTTCCTGTAAAGTCAGTACCAGGGTATACATTTTGATCTTCTAAGCTAGCTCTAAACTGGCATCTTAGATCAAACAGTGGTGCTTGGTTTTGTGTTAGTTTTGGCTGTCCGACTTTCCATACCTCAGTATTCCAGTATAAATCTTGATTAACATATGTTGTGCGGTTGGCATCAGTTAGTGCATTCAATACCAATACAGTATCAAAGTCGTTAACTGTTAATGGAATTAAGTTACCCACTGTATAAATTTTATTATCATTTGGAACAATATATGTTTGTCCGGTAGATAAATTCTCAGATTCAGATACCTCGTCTAACACAAAGTCAATCGGTCCCTTCCAAATATCAATATCTGAAGGCTGGTTGTCAATTGTGTGTGCAAATAATCTTAGTTGTGAATTAAACTCAATAATAGGACGCTTTGCTTTTCTATCTTGGCTCAATATATCAACACTTGATGTATTCGTGAGCTTACAAACTTCATCAAGTGTAGTAATATGTACCCAATGATTCAATCTACTCCAAGCAGTTGCTTTTGGATCTCGAGTATCCATTACGATATATTCTTTTAGTTCGCTAAGTTTATATTCAATATCATAATTTTCTGTGTCCCAGCCTTGAAGGTGTTTTTCCACCAAGTATTTTTGTGTAGGTGTTAAATCTCCTGGAATAAATTGAACAACGTTTCCATTTGCGTCTGTTTCTGCATCCACTAATGTAATTAAATCTACACGGTTACCAGAATCTGTAATGTCCGTTAAAAATACACGATAGACATCTAAATGCCAAGTGTTTTTAAACCATTTCTTTTCATCAACACTGTATGTAATAACATCGCCAGTTTTAAGTTCAATTGGACCATTACCAAAATCATAAGCCCCATCATCTGTTACAGTGTATGATGTCCATACGTTTGGAGGTGTACCATCTGGATCATTTGGTACTGGTGTATTATCCATCAATTCAGGCAAGCCAGTTGCAGGATTGAAGTCTCCAATCGTACTTACATTTCCGTAATCCCAAGTCTGGTCAAAGGTAATAATTTTGTTGTCTTGTACTGGTTCAGACACTTGTTTATCAGCATTAAGGAATCTTATGTGTATACTACGGTTCGTATTAGATAATGGTGTTGCATTAAAGCTAATTATTTTTTCTCTAGCAGTTTTAAATACCAAATTATCTCTGGAATACGTAGTGGTCCCAATATCATCCCAATAGTCTGCAATTACTTGACTATTAGGTGCTTTATCAGTCCAAACAATTCTTCCATTGGTGTCTTTATACAAACGTAATTTAATACGATTACCAACACCTGTTACCAAGTATGTATTTCCATCAACTGGGCCATATCCAGAGTCAAACTTAATAAGCATGCCGTTTTGTAGTTCAAAAGAATAATTATCATCACTAAAGTTATATAAAATATTTCCGTTAATTGTGTCAATAACATCTGGATTGACTGTGCCAGTGTTAACGCTTTCAATTACTGGCATGTTAGTAGTCCAATAATATTGGTTATAATTGATAAATTTATCAGTATCAATAGGAGGATTAAAAACATAACCCTGAGTGCTATATCCACCATTATAGTTGTAAGTATCGAAGTCTAAATTAATTCTATTGGCGATATCCTCAATACTAATTAATGTGTCCAACTTTCCAGCATCGTCACGAGTAACAATTGCTGGCTCTAACTGTAGTACTGATCTCAGTGATTCGCTATTGTCAGGTAAAAATCCATCTAGTATTGTTCTATGTTTACCGCTTTTACTACCAATCCAATCAGCCATTACATCCAAATCAGCTTTGGATATCATCTGATCAAAGGATGCATCTAACCATTTCTGATTAACTGGTGTCTGAAAAACTTGTGGTAAATGTTCACTGCTCTTTACGTATTGAGTTTTATATTCTCCAGAACGCTTTTTTCTTTCGACTTTCTTTGGATTTTTTGATTCATAATCACTCATGTTATGTGCCTTTACTGACTTCTAATATTATCTGCTGTGATATTATCAATAATATCAATATTGTCTATACTTACATCTGGAATTAATAGTTCATCTCCCAACGGCGTAATTTGGAATAAATCACCAAACGAACCTTCTATGCCATATGGCACAATTACAAAACTACTTAGTGATCCCGACAAGTCTTTATGTACTTGTGCCGCTAGCTCCGTAAAGTAAAACGTTTCGCCAAAGTCCCAGTTTTCAATACTAAAGAAGTTTTCTATACTCTTAACTATCAAACTCTTTAATTCGTTGTCTGTAATTCTAGCGTTTTGTACTTTAATCGCTCTAAATTTTGCTTGTAATTCACTTGGTGCTTTGTTTCCAAACAACACTTTGTATTTAACTGGGCGATAAATTATAGTATCGCTCATTGCTTTTTTTGTATTAACTTCTTTAAACTGTTGATTTAGATCAGTGACTGTTGGAGGCAATGGTTCTTGGTTGGTTGTTCTTTTGTCAGATAACCAACTACGATATAAACTGTCATATGATTGTGTTAACACAAACACATCAATAATGTTACTAAAACTTGGATCAATAATTTCATTTGTATCTGGAACGTGTGTCCATTCCAATCTTAATTCAGACAGCGTGGCTGCGCCATCTGTTACATCAAAGAAACTATCAGGATTATTTGGACGATCATCTTGGTTTTTATCTTTCATAACAAGTAATACTTTGTTGTTGTTAAACACACCAGTCTCTTGTCCATTTTCTGCAAATTCATAACCATACACAAAGAAGCTGCCTAATGGAGCACCTTGTTGAGAATTTATATCAATTTGATCTCTAAACTTTTTGTTGCTTTCACTCTGTAGCTTGTATTGGTTTCCAATATTGCCAAACTCAATTTGTGAACTTTCAATTGAATATCTAATTACACGATTTGTAATAATATATCTATTAATGTTTGTTGTTGTATCATAATCTACTTTTATCATCCAACTAAGATCTAATTCCGGATCTTCATTTAAACTCCACTCAGTGTTGATATAATCGTAATTAATTGCAAAGTCACGTTTACTTAACAGTGCATCAATAAACAATTGTCTTTCAGAAATAGTAAACTTTCTAGTAAACGGAGGATAAATTATTTCAATTACTGCGCCATCAGGTACACGTGTGTCAAATACAACTGCCCCCAGTCCTCGATTATCTAATCCAGTTGGATTACCATTATTATCTTCTACACCCAAACCATCATTGTAAATTCTTGAAATTTTAGTCCAATAATCAGTTACAACTGTTTCATCATCTATTACTTGCGTGTGTTTTAATTTAACTAATGATCCAACTTTGGCATGCTTCATATAATTGTTGGTTGCATTTCCCAATCTTTGAATAACGCCGCCGTCGACGCTGTCATCGTCATTAACAATGTTACCAGTGCTTATATCTGAGTTTATGTTTAATCTACTATCCCAGATAAATCTCCTGTCATTATCGTCACTTGCACCATCATATTCATTAGTTTTTAAATCTAAAAACGCCTCTCTGTTAGCATCATAATAATAATTGATTACTTCATCATCATACAATAGTGGAATTATCTGACTATCAAAAATAACCGATGCAACTGTACTATTACTAAATTGTGTTTTTGTTACTTCTTCCTTGTTGATTATTCCATCTGTTGCATACAATCGCAAACTAGTGTACGCTCCTGTTGGATCTGTAATGTCAACATATCTACTGTGCCCACTGTGTGTGCGGTTAATGCTTTTAATCTTCTTAATTGCTTCACTTTGACTTACTAGATAATTGTTATAATCATCTGCCGTAATCATTCTATCCTGGGCGCTGTACGCTCGTGGTGCATTAACACGGATACTATCCAATGTTTCGCTCTCACTTGCTGTTAGTACACTATTTTTAAGTTGCAATTCAATTGCAATTGTGTATGTATTTCCGTCAATACCCTTGTACTTAACTGCAATCTTTTTATTTCCAATGTCATCAGGACGAAGAACATATGTTTGGTTGGCGCTCGGACGATACCAAACACGAACAATACCACTAGGTTGGTTACCAAATGCATTGTCAGCAAACTGCACTGAAATTTGATTATCTTTGCGTGTCTTTACACTAAAGATGTCACGCACACCAGCTTCAATAGTGTTAAATGCAGTACTGCTACCAAACACACTATCAACTTTGGTCCACTCTTTGAGAGGATTGCCATTAGCATCAATTGTTTGTACCCAGACATCGCTGTTGTTTACATTGTTGACATTTATATCTAAAGACTGTTCACCGATACTTGAGTCAATTTGAAAGTCCTGAAATTGCAATGATCCTTGTTTAAAACCAACAAAGAAACCAGTGTTGTTGCTACTAATTCCTTTGCCGTCATTTTTATAAATTACGCTAAAAGCGCCATTTGGATTAGGAGAATTTTCTTCAATTGACTTTTGTGTGCTGTTGTATGTTAATCCAATTGCATCGAATGTTGAATTGCTACCTTGTACTTTGCCGTTGAACTGAAAGTTTATTTGATCAATAATACTATTAATATTATAAAATTGTACTAGTGTATTGCTTATAGTAGCTTGTTTTCTAGGACTACCTATTTGGTTACTTGGAGCAAACGCTGCATTTAGTACTGTAATAAAATCATCCAAGTTGTCAACATTTGTTGAACTTTCATAGCGTATTTCTTGACCACCAAGGCTGGTGCCTTTGCTGCCAACAACTGGCTCGTTTGTTTTTACACTTACTACCTTTAGTTGACCAAATGCAGGAAGAGGGCGTTTTGGTTGGTAACCTAAAAATTCTGCGAGTTTAAATACACTTTCTTGACGTTGAGCCGTACTCAGGAAGTTGTTGCGGCTGTTAATGTCGTTACGATATGCTAAACTATGACCAAAGCGAGCAATTAAATCTAGTATTGCTACAAACTCTGAACTTTCAATCCAGTCATTGTAATTTTCTGGGTAATTGTTACGAACATAATCAACCATTGATGTTCTAATCGTATCGTAATCATACGCTTGGAAATCAGCATTAATATATGAATCGTAAACTGCTGCATAGTCCTCTGCTGCAAACATTCTAGATTGTCTTGTTTTCTGTGCCATGTTTAAAACTCTTTATCTTCCTGAAATTCGTCATCGAATTTTAATATCAAATCAGTGGCAGTGGTCGTGGGCAAATACATTAACTTAATACTCACTGTTACTTCCCCAGCATCATGTACAACTGTTACATTTTTATCTATCAAATCAAACCGCGGATCAAACGTAACTACATCACTGACATCCTGTTCAATGAGGTAGAGTGTTTGGTCATCAAGTGGTTGAAATACATATAACGGTAGATTGCTACCGAACTCAGGATTAGTCCATTTCTCACCTTTGCGGATATTGAAATGATTCTTTAAATCCTGCTTTGCAAGCTCTAGATCTGTTAGATATCTAGCATCATATCGCTCGCCAACTGTTGTATAACCGATTATCTTCTTCATAATGATATTTATCTAAAAGAATCTAAGGTTTTTTAGGCTGGAAAGTCTGTCATGTTTTTATTAATAGACAGTAAATTTTCTGGCCATTGCAAATATTGTTGCCAAATTTCATCAGGAATTGTTAAATTATAAGTTCTAGCTGCATTGTTGATTTCATGCCAACTAGGTCTATGTGGACTTTTGATAGGACGCTGTAACTTGTTGCTTTTTTTGACGTTGCATGGTCCACACGAAGTTACACTATTTTCCCAGATTAACTTGCCGCCGCGGCTTTTGGGAATTACATGATCGATTGTCAGATCTCCATGACCAAATTTATCACCACAGTACTGACATTGGTAATTATCTCTTACATATAAGTTACGTCGGGTAAATTTTGCTCTTTGGGGTTGTTTGTGATATCTTGTTAGGATGATAACACTGGGCATTTGCATCTTAAAGTTAGCACTGCGTATTTCATGGCTGTGATATGTTTCTAAAACTCTCGCTTTATCGGAAAAAACAGCCTTTATTGCACTCTGCCAGCTAATTGTACTTAGTGGAAGATACGTTAGTGGTTGTGCATCTGCGTTAAGTAATAGTACGCTAGGCAAGTGTTATTCCTTTTTATTTTATGTATTTACCTTGACCACTTCTCGCTGTCTTGACAGTGTCATTTTAGGTAAAAATCTTCCAGTTTCAGCATAGTATATATTTTCTGCCTGCTGTCTACTAATACTATCAGTAAAGTTATCAGGATAGTTTTTTCTTAATGCCTGCAGGCCTTGCTCTTTGATTAAACTTCTATCTTTATATGGACCATAGTCGCCCAGCATTATAATTTTTGCTTCGCCCTGTCTTATCATCCTATTTGAGCCACTCATTGTTAGTGCAGTTGCAAAATATTCCCATTGTTTGTTTTTTATAAACAGAGATAAATCAAACTTGCGATCTTCAGTGCCAACTTTATCAAAACTACCAGTAGAAAAATAAAGACTTACTAATCCATCATACTGTGATTGTGTTAGAAAGTCAAGAGGAAAAAGCCGTTTAAACTTTCTTTCTGCATTTTTATAATTCTCAATCCAATAACTATAAGATTGCTTTTCAGTTAATCCCAATTTATTGTCCAAATCCTTTGATGTACCATATCCGATTTGTGAATACTTGGTTACAGGGTTGGTGTTTTTATACCCTCTCCAAGGAGTCTGACGTAAAGAAAAGTTTAATGAAAGTTCACTTGCTTCCAATTCATTTAATGGTACAAGAACATTGACTGCGTCTGGATCTTTGACTGTAAACAAATCAAATTCAATAAGGTCCTTTTCGGTTACAATATTTGGTAAAACTATCCTAGCCATTATGACACCGTTCCCTTGCTTGTATTAAATGTTTCCTGAAGGCTTGTTTTGCCATCCCAAGGCTGATGCTCTGGTACTCTTTCAACTGCACTCTCTGCAACTCCCTTGTTGGCTACTTGACTGTGCATTGTTACTTTACTTGCCGTCATAGCCTGTGGTCCATTCATGTCAATCATGTTTGCAGTTTCAACATGATGCTTGCTTAATATGTTGGTACTTTGGGCTGCATTAATATTGATATTTGTCTCAGCATATTGATCGATACTACCAACGCTTGCTTCTACTTTGATTCCTTCAGCACCTGCACTCTTGATGTTTACGCCCTGATCAGCTTGCATATTAATGTTTCCTTTGGCGTGAAGATTATAACTACCTTCACAATGCATACTGATACTGGTTTCACTATAAACATCGATCATGCCTGCCCTATCTATTTCAACATATGCACTACCACTACTATTAGTTACAAATATCATATCATTACTGTCATCCAATAATATTTGTGCACCATTCTTACTGCGAAGACGAATATTAGCACTGCCGCCTTCTGCATCTCCGTCATCCAATGTCAATACATGTCCGCCAGCTGTATTGATACCAAATACTTTACTTGGAGATTCTCTTCTTGCACTACTGGCACTGTGGCCTCTAACTAAATCACCAGCCAGGCCTTGTTGGCTTAATCTTGCTGATGTTTCCACATTCATAGGTTTGGTTGATTGGTCATTACTGTCATGAACGTTTTTTTCCACTGTTGGACCAAAACTAGTCGTACCATCAGGATTATATGCTTCTGCACTGGCCTGTCCGCCCATCATGTGGTTTCTATCTTTGCCTACAAAGCTACCAACCAAAAAACCTTCTTCCCGTCCAGTTGTATACGCAACTAAAACTTCTGTTCCAATAGCTGGCGGCTGTGGCCACATTCCAAAACTTTTAGGAGCTCCTTTTTCATCTGCGGGATCATCAGAATTTTCACGTCCATTGCTTACTCCGCCAAACGGAGTTACCAACAATACAAGCCTACTAACTTCTTCACCACCAAATTGTGGTATTTTTACTTTTACTCTGCCAGTGTTAATACTATCTTCATTGTCTGTTACAACTGCGGTATACACCCCAGCCAGGGCATTGACACCGCCACTGCTTTGTTGTTTTGTTCTACCTGGTAAATTTTTATTGTCGTCTCTATATGCCATTTTTACTCACTCGTTAAATTTGCTAGGTGATTTTTCACCAAGGATGCAGTTGTCCTAGTATCTTTAAAACCTTTTAATGTTTGTACAAATTGCCCTTGTTGAAATCTACTCTCAACGTCTGTAATTCTATAAACTCCACTACTGGCTAAATCCATGTCAGCCTTTCCACGGTATCCTGGTTCCATCATTGCTTCTTTTGGATGAAAGTTTGTAAATGCAATTAAGCTATCAGCACGTGCATATTCCAATAATGTTTCTGTGGTGCCATATGAAATTGCACCTGGTGTACCCATCCAATAAGGGTCTCCTCTGATCTGGAATTCCACGTCTAAAAAATCTGCACTTCTGCCTGCGTACATTAAGTCTCTAACTGCATTAATTCCGTCAGTGTTGCCTGCGCTGTGATCATTTGCATTTTGTAAATTACCGCCTAGCAACTGAAAACTATAGCTTGGTATCTCAATTACAATATCATCCTGGTCAATTTTGACATCACTCAAGTAAGTTGCATTTGAAATTCTACTAGCTGTTGTATTTAAATCACTTACTTCTGCAAGGTTTGACTGTGTTGTACTGTTAACAATTGCTGATCCGTGAGAACCACTTGGCTCCTCGTAGCGAGTTGCAAACCCAGGATCTTGTGCAACTACGAACAGGTTATTGTATTCAAGTTGAAAGTCAATGAGTTCAGTTGTTTCTCCACTGTAGTTATATCTATACGCTTTTGCAATAGGAAGCTGTCCAAATCTTTCATTTTGATATGCTGAATTGGTTGCTTGTTCAATGGCTCTCTGTGGATTATCTGGCCTTGCAGTATATGTCCAAATAATTCCAATCTTAACAATGATTTCCTTTTCTCTCTCAAATGTAGTTGGATCAACTCCATCACCGTGCTTAATCTCAACTTCTGTATTAATAAAAGGAGACTTGATACTATTTTCACTGTGGTATCTGGCATATGCGGCAAACCCGGGACAGTTTCTAGTAAACAGCATAGTTACATAATTTGCAATATTTGTGTCACTGTTAATAGTAGCGTCGCGGTAGTTTGGGTCATCAGTATTTGCACTTAACATACCAGCACTTGCTTGGTCAGCAGTGGTACCAAATGATTGTGCTGCTAAATTAAACGATTGCCCAGATGCGTCTGGCAAGCTAGCATTAGTAGCACTGGCATCAAATTCTACTCTCCAAGTTTTTCTAACTGGTGGTGGACCAGTTACTTGATTTCTAGCATCTGCGCGAATTACCCGCTCATGCTCATTTAATTGCAAGCTGAGTTCTGTCGCAAATGATTGAATAGTATCTACTCCTTGCACATTAAGATCTATCGCAACCGTAGCATGTTGTGATGCTGACATTGGAGAGTTCATAGCAATAATATTATATTTGCTGCCGCCACCATCAACAGTGGCATTAATTGTCTGAAATGTACAGGGATAAAATATACTTTGGCCAGGCCATTTGGTTGACTTGTCAGTATATTCATCTTTTCCCAAAAACTCTAATTTGAGAACAAACAACGCATTTGGTATGCCGCCGCTTGGGAAGAAACTTTTCTGAAATACTAGTAGTCTATCAACAAATGTAAAGCCCATTGTTTCTATTAGATCAAATTGAAATGTTCCAAGTGCAGCACTGTTGTCACCAGAGCTTTCAATAAGTCTGGTTAACATTAGCATATTTTCAATATTAAATGTAGAGTCAACTCCAGTTTCAGCTATAATTAATGCATTACCTGCATTTAACACTGATGTATCATTGTTTAATGATTCCGGACTATTCCACACACTACTCTTTACTAGATACAATGTCCATTTATATGTTCCCAAGTTAACTGTACTTAACCAATTTTCTTGTATTTTAGATCCATCAAAGCCAGTTGCTGGCTGACTGTTTCTGTTAACTGGCTCGACACCATATTCAATTAAATCACCAGTTTCTGGATCAACGCCCACCATGCCAGTTGTTTCAGATAATATTGGATCTTCTTCCTGTGTGCGAGGTGGTGGCGGAGTCTGATTATTAGCAAGTGCTACGCCGCCAGCAACTACATCTGGATTAAAGTAAGTAGAAGCTTCTGCACCGCCTTCTTCTCTAATCATCGCACTTACCATGCGTTCCGCTAACTGTGGATTATTTCTTAAATCAACTGGTTGATTTGGGTCTACTCCCATTGCACTTGCTACGTGACTGGCGTACGCATTTGTATTATTTTCTGACGGAGGTGCCCAGCGACTAATCATCTGATTTACAGTGGATAATCGATGTCTGTCTTGATATGTATAAAGTGTCTTTGTCATCGCACGTACACCGTGTTCTGGCGTAGCGAACGTTTCAAATCTAGAATCAGTACCAGGTGTGGCGCCAACCCACTGTGAGCTGCCCATTTCAATATTTCCTGGATTGTTATTTCTTACACTTCTAACTGTCATTTATGAAAACCTTGTAGGTACTAAAATAGTTAA